GCGCTCGCTGAATGGTCGACGAAGGTCGAGTCATCGGTTGCACGGCTCGCTGGCCTGCTCCACCTGGCGCACGGCAACGACGCCGGGCAGCCCGTCAGCGACGCCACGATGGCCGCAGCCATCACCGTCGGCGAGTACTGGATCGCTCACGCCAAGGCCGTCCACGCCCTGTGGGAGACCGACCAGGAGATGGCAGCAGCGGGCACCGTGCTGGCATGGCTGGCCGACCAGGGCAGCGTCGATGTCAGCGTCAGGGACATCTACGCCGCCCATCGGACACTGTTCCCGCGGGCCACCGACGTCGCCGCACCGCTGGCCCTGCTCGTCGAGCGAGGGTGGCTGCGTCCCCTGTTCGAGGGACCACTGGTGGTCGGCAAGCGTGGCGTGCCGTCACCGAGGTTCGCCGTTCATCCCCGGCTTTCGTCATACGTTCGTCACAATCATGCGCGCATGCGCGAGTTGCGCGTAGAGACATCAAAAAAGGCTTTCTCTCTCTCTCTGGGAGAGAACACGGACAAGGCAGACCTCGCGCATGACGCGCATGCGCGCATGACCCCCGAATCGACGCCCACTCCAACGACCGACCACGGCGGCCCTGCCGTCATGCACTTCTGACGATGAACCGCTCACCGCTGTCCCCACCTCTGACGATGAAAGGCCAACCCATGACCCGCACCCGCATCGATGTCCAACTCGCTGCAGCCGCCACCCTGCTCGACCGCCTGGCGTCGTCGTACCCGTCGGCGCTCGGCCACCTCGCTCGCGAGCTGCTGGTGCTCGACGGCATGCCCGACCACACCAGCGGCGCCGGTATCACCCGTGGAGCGGGCAGCGATGTCGAGGCGCTCACCGCCGTCGAGCGGGTCGCCGCCAGTCGGGTGCACTTCAGCACCGAGCTCGACACGTTGCGCGAGGACGCCCAGGCGGTCATTGAGATGATCGGCGCCCTGGCGCACATGATCGACCGGGCCATCGGCCTACGTGCGCCGATCGCTGTGTCACGGTGTCGGGATTCGCTGCCCGGCCGGGATGGCGGCATGGACTGGGGCGACCCGACGTGTGAGGAGATCCCGGCGAAGGCTGGGCTGTGCAGCGCCTGCTACCAGCGTGAGCGGCGCTGGCGCATCGGTGAGGGGCTGGCAGTTCGGGACGTCGTCGATGCTCGATGAAACCTGGCCGCTGACCTGCGTCGATGTTGGACAATGAAACCAAGAACGTGTAGTCTCGGTGTAAGTCGCCCGTCGTGTGCAGCAGCACCGGCGGGCGTTGCCGTTGTCGGGGGTGGCGTGCGAGACGTTGTCCTGATCACCGGTGCCCCCGGTTCGGGTAAGTCGACCGAGGCGCACGAACTTGCCCAGGCCGGCTATCTGCACCTTGAGCGAGAGCAGTACCCGGACGACGAAGCGTTCAGGTTGGCGGTCGAAACGCTGACCCGCACGCAGGCGAAGATCGCCGTGGTGCGCTGCTGCTTCACCCCTGGCGAACTGGCCTACTGGCTGAAGTTCACCGGGGCGACACAGCACATCGAGCTCGACCCCGGGATCGACACGGCCCGCAGCAGAGTCGTCGAACGGGCCAATGCCGACTGGCGTGGCGAGTTGTGCGGCGTGGAGCGCTGGTATCGGGGCCGAGCTCAGCCCGTCAGTGCTGGCAGATGGTGGTGACAATGCATGATCGTTGCATGCCCGCACGCATGACCATGCAGTCGCCATGCATGAAGGGGAGGGGGCGGGGCTTTTACGCACGCGAAACGCCTGGTAGAGAACCCCGCCGCTTCTCGTCTCTCTCTCCGAGGCTCACCGGGGGTGCATGATCAGTGCATGAACATGCATGAATGCATGCATGGAGGTGCATGACGATGCCCGCAAAGGACCGCAGCCACTACGCCGGGTCGTACGACAAGCGCGCCCGCCTGGTACGCGAGCGGGCCTACGCCGATCTCGGCACCCGCTGTTGGCGGTGCGGTCGCACACTGCTCGAGGAGCAGCGCCTGGTGCCGTGGAAGCGGGTCACCTGGCACGCCGGCCACACGGTCGACGGCGACAACTCGGCGCCGCTGATGCCTGAGCACTCGACCTGCAACCAGCGGGCCGGTGCGATGGCGGGCAATCTGGCCCGCAACCCGAAGGGAACTCGCTGGTGGTGACCGACGACGATCGCCGCCTACGCCTGGAGCGGCTGCGTGACCAGCTCACCGCTGCGATCGAGGCGTGCAGCGACAACATGCTCCCGCAACTGGCAGGGCAGTTGCGGGCGACGCTGGCCGATCTGGCGGCGTTGCCGGAGCCCGTCGAGAGGCAGTCACTCACCGATGAGCTCAAGCAGCGTCGTGCAGCGCGTCGGCGCTCAGCGGCCGAGACTCCAGCACCTGCCTCCGGGTCAGGTCAGTAGCGCCGGGCAGGACGCTGTCGACTTCGCCGCTGCGTGCGGCCTGGTGCTCGACGACTGGCAGGCGTGGTGCCTGGACAAGATGCTCGGCGAGGACGCAGCGGGTCGGGCGTTGGCCACGACGGTGCTGCTGATCCTGCCCCGCCAGAACGGCAAGAACGCCGTGCTTGAGGCGCTGGAACTCTACGCCTTCTACGTGCTCGACGAGCCACGCATCCTGCACACGGCTCACCTGGCCAAGACGGCCGCCGATCACATGCAGCGCATGGTGGCGCTGGTGCGATCGAACCCCGACCTCGACGAAATCACGCACGCCTACTTCGCCAACGGCAAAGAGGCGTTGCAGCGTCGGGACACCGGCGCCCGGCTGGAGTTCATCACCCGCGGCCGCAAGACGGCCCGTGGTGGTTCGCCGACTCGGGTGGTGTTCGACGAGGCGCTGTTCCTGCTCGACGAGCAGGTGCAGTCGATCCTCCCGGCGATGTCTGCGCAGTCGATGCGTGCCGACCCGCCGCAACTGATCTACACGTCGTCTGGTCCGTTGCCGGAGTCGGTGGTGCTTCACCGCCTGCGCCGTCAGGGCATGGCCGGCGAATCGCCCCGGATGTTCTTCGCCGAGTGGTCGTGCGAGGTCGGCACCGACCTGCGTGACCGTGACGGCTGGTACGAAGCGAATCCCGGTCTCGGCATCCGCATCGGTGAGGACTGGATCGCTGGTACAGAGCTGGTGCAGATGTCGCCCGAAGGGTTCGCTCTCGAGCGGCTCGGCATCGTGGTCGCCGACGACGGTGCGCACGCCCATCTTCCCGGCTGGGAAGCGTGCCGTGCATCGAAGTCGAAACTGGACAAGCCGCCGACGTCGGTGGCGGTGGCGGTCGGGCCTGGTGGCCAGTGGTCGTCGGTGGCTGCTGTCGGTGCGTGCGCCGACGGTCTGCCGTACGTCGAGCTGATCCGGCGGGAGCCGGGCACTGCGTGGCTCGTTGCCGAGGTGCAGGCCGCTCACCAGGCGGTCGGCGTGCCGATCGTGATCGACCCTCGTTCGCCGTCGGTGGGCGTGATCGACGAGATCAAGCGTGCCGGTGTGCCGGTCACCGAGGCGACCACGGCCGACTATCTGCGCTCGTGCGCTGCTCTGCAGGACGCCGTCGGCAACGCCAAGGTGCGCCATTTCGGTGACCAACCGCTCGACGCTGCCGTGGTCGGTGCCGACATCCGCTCCGTCGGCGAGGCGTGGGCCTGGTCACAGAAGGCGTCGACGGTGGACATCACACCCCTCGTCGCCGCGACGCTCGCCCTCGGCGCATGGAACGCACCGGCTGCCCCCGAATCTGAGGCTTGGGCCTCGCTGATCGACCTGTGAGGTGACGATGGACAAGCGCATCACCTCGGCAGTAGAGATCGCTTCTGCGATTGCTCTGGTCATCGGCGCTGCGATGGTTGCCGGTTCTGCTGGCTGGATCGTCGGCGGTCTGCTCGGCATGGTGTTCGCTTGGCGGGCCGGGCTGTGAGTCTGCTGTTCCGCACCCGCAAGCCTGCCGAGGTCGAGGCCGAGCGCAGCCAGATCAGCTTCGCCGAGTACACCAAGCTCATCGAGCCGTGGCTGCCGTGGTTCTCGCAGCAGCCGAAGTCTCGCGAGCACACCGAGCGCACCCTGGCAGGCATGACCCGCCAGGCGTACGGCACCTCCGGGGTGGCGTTCGCGTGCGCAGCGGTGCGCATGCAGGTGTTCAGTGAGGTGACGTTCCGCTGGCAGGATCTTGCCAGCCGCCGACTGTTCGGCAACGCCGACCTGTCGCCGCTGGAGTCGCCGTGGCCGGGTGCTGCGACCGACGACCTGCTGGCACGCATGGAGCAGGACGCGACGATCTGCGGCAACTCGTACTGGATCAGCGCCGGGTCGCTGGTGCGCACGGACGGCTTGCAGTTGCAGCGTCTGCGCCCGGAGTGCGTGACGATCATGCTCGAGCCGGTCGAGCACCGCTTCGGCGGTGTGATCGGGATGCGCAAGGCCGGGTACGTCTACACCGAGGACGACAAGAGCGAGCCGGTGCTGCTCGACCTGGAGGAGGTGGCGCACTTCGCGCCGCTGCCCGATCCTCGGGCCCAGTTCCGGGGCATGTCGTGGCTGTCGGCGGTGCTGCCCGACGTGGACATCGACACGTCGATCCAAGACTTCAAGCAGTCATTCCTCGACAACCAGGCGACGCCGAACCTCGTTATCTCGTTCGATCCGTCGGTGTCGCCGGAGACGTTCAAGCGGCTCACCGAGGTGATCCGGTCGAAGGCTGCAGGCACGGCGAACGCCGGCAAGACGCTCGCCCTCGGCGGCGGTGCCGACGTGAAGGTCGTCGGCTCGAACTTCGAGCAGCTCGCCATCAAGGCGGTGCAGGGTGCGGGCGAGACCCGCATCGCTGCTGCTGCTGGCGTGCCGCCGGTGATCGTCGGCCTCAGCGAGGGCCTTTCCGGTTCGTCGCTGAACGAGGGCAACTACGGCCAGGCGCGCCGCCGGTTCGCCGATGGAACGATGCGCCCGAACTGGCGCAGTGCTGCGACTGCTCTGGCGACGCTGGTGCGCCCGCCTGCGGGTGCACGGCTGTGGTTCGACGCTTCCGACGTGGCGTTCTTGCAGGAGGACGTCGCCGACGATGCTGCGATTCGTGAGGCGCATGCCCGCACGATTCGCCAACTGGTCGACGCTGGTTTCACGCCGTCGGCGGCGGTGTCGGCGGCGGTCGACGGCAACTTCGACGGTCTCGCTGCGGCTCACTCGGGCCTGTTCAGTGTGCAGTTGCAGCCTCCCGGGTCGGGCGATCAGCCTGCCCGTTCGGAGATGCTGGTGCCGCTCGTCGAGGAGCGCACCACGGCGCCGGAGATGCACTTCCATCTGCCCGACTCGATCGACGTGCAGATGCGCCAGGAGCCGATCATCATCCCGGCTCCGGTGGTCAATGTGCCTGCCCCGATCGTGAACGTCACGGTCGATCCGACGCCGGTGCAGGTCGACGTCGCTGCCCCGGTGGTGAATGTCGCCCCGGCCGAGGTCGTGGTGAACGTGCCCCCGGTGCAACTCGAACTGCTGCCCGCTGCCGAGTCCGACGGGCCCGAGCGCAAGAAGGTCACCTTCAAGCGCGACAAGGACGGCCGCATCATCTCGGCTGAGATGGTCGAGGAGGACTGATGACCGACTTCGTCGGCTACACCCCGGGCACCGGGGAGAACGTCGCCGTCGACCGGATCGACGGCCTGCTGCACCAGCGAGTGAAGATCGGCATCGGCGACGACGGTGTCGCCGTCGACGTGTCGGAGTCGAACCCGATGCCGATCAACGCCGTCGGTGAACTGATCGAAGCGGTCGAGGCAATGCGTCTGGCGATCCAGTCGCTGACTCGCTCGATGGGTCAGGCGATGCCCGACACCGCCGGCCGTCTGCGCGTGAACGTCGAGACGGGCGCACTGACGGCGTCGCTGGCTGCGGCGCAGACGTTGGCGACGCTCACAAACCAGACGCAGGTCGGCGGCAACCCGGCCTTCGAACAGATCCCCGCCCTGATGCGCCTCGGTGCCGACTCCCTGCGACGAAACGTGAGCGTGACCTGATGCCCACCACCAACGGCAACCGCAAGATCCTCGACCTGAAGCGATGGGAGTTCTGCACGCCTGCCCCGGTGGCAACGGCGGCAGGCGCGTTCATCTCGTCGAGCCGCCATTACCGCCAGCAGCAGCTCTACGTCACGAGCGCAACCGTGCACCACCTGTACTCGCCGCTCGAGGATGCGTGGGTGCAGATCCCGTCGGGCGCGCTGGCTGGCACGTTCGCCGCTGGTGCGTGCGGCACGGCCACGGCGATCGGCCCGTCAGGCACCGCCACGGGCGGCAGCACGTCGACGATCATCACGAACCTGACGCTGGCCCGCAACCTGCGCGGCTACAGCATCCACATCACCGGCGGCCCGAACGCTGGCGTGACGCTGGCAATCTCGTCGAACACGATCGGCACGAACTCGGTCATCACCGTCCCGGCACAGGCGTCGGCGTTCACGGC